GTTATGGATTTGGTATCGGACAATTTGGTGGAACAGTTGCAGGAGCATTAACAAATACTTTATCTTCTGGAATAAATGATAGTGTAAATATAATTCCAGTTATATCTAATGCAGGTTTTCCAACAGTAGGAACAATTGCTATTGGCACAGAACTTATTACCTATACAGGTAAAGGCACAAATACTTTTACAGGTGCAACAAGAGGAGCATTAGGTACAACAGAAGCAGCTCACAGTAACTCTGCAGTGGTTACAAATGCAACGGATTTTACTGGGTGGGGCAATGCTGTCGAAGCGTCGACCGTGACCTTAGAACCAGGTATTTGGTCTTTAAACAATTTTGGTCAAGTATTGGTTGCAACCATTGCTAATGGTAAAACTTTTACTTGGGATTCTGGTATTACAGCAAGGTTAACAACAAGAGCATCTACAACTACTACTAATTACAGAACAGCAATTGCAACAGGAGTAGGTAACCCAACAGCTTCAAGACTAACATTAATATCACCAACCACTAGACACTTAATTCATTTTGGAACTGAAGTAACTATTGGCGATCCTTCTACTCAAGATGATATGTTTATTAGATTTGCAAACCAAGAAGAAATTAATGAATATGATATTCTAGCTGTTAACAGTGCTGGATCTCAAAGACTTCAAGATGGAACTAAAATTATAGGAGCGTTGACCGCTAAAGAAAATATTCTAGTTTGGACTGACAACTCATTGTATACAATGAAATTTGTTGGAGCACCTTTTACATTTGGGTTCGAACAAGTTGGTACTAACTGTGGATTGATTGGTAAGAATGCAGCAATTGAAATTGATGGTGTTGCTTACTGGATGTCTAATAATGGTTTCTTTGCATTTGATGGTACAGTAAACTCACTACCTTGTTCAGTTGAGGATTATGTTTATGATGATGCGGCAACTACTAAAGGTCAACAAATTAATGCAGGAATTAATAATCTATTTACAGAAGTTACTTGGTGGTATCCATCTGCTGGATCAGATTTTAATGATAGATCTGTAACTTATAACTATGGTCAAACAGGTCAACCTACTCCTATGGGTAATTGGTACACAGGAGTAAATGAAAATTCTATAAGAACAGCTTGGATTGATTCTTTAATTTATCCAAAACCTTATGCCACTGCATTTAAAAGTAATAACACAGGAACATTCCCTATTGTTGTTGGAGAATCTGGTTTAGGTCAAACTTTATTCTTTGAACAAGAAGTAGGAACAGATCAAATTAATCCTGATGGAACTACAACTACTTTGACTTCTTTTATCGAATCTTATGATTTTGCTTTACAAACTGATCAAGGTATAGGAGAATATTTTTTAGCTATGCGGAGATTTTTACCTAACTTTAAAGTTTTAACAGGAGATGTAGAAGTTGCTATTTCAGTTGCAGACTACCCTGCCGACCCTAATAATACTACTGCATTAAGTCCCTTTACAATTAACTCATCTACAACTAAAGTAGATACAAGAGCAAGAGGGAGATATGCCGCTATTAAAATAGAAAATATAGGATCAGGACAATCATGGAGATTTGGTACATTCCAAGCTGATCTACAACCAGATGGAAGAAGATAATGACAAAAGTAGTAGTAAGATTACCAGAACCTAAAAAAGAATATAGTGAGGATAATCAAAGACAAATTAATAGAGCCTTGACAACTATTGTAGAACAATTAAATTCTACTTTTTTAACACAATTAAAAGAAGAAGGTGAGAGATTTACTTGGTTTAAATCTTCAGGAAACTAATGGCTAATATATATAAAAATGCACAGTTTGATTTAGATTCTACAGGTGTAGTTGATATATATACAGTTCCATCAAACTCAAGAGCAATTATACAAAACATCCACACAGCAAATGTTGGATCAGGAAATACAGAAATAAAAGCTTTTGTTTATGATAGTTCTGTAGCAACAGCTTTTCAATTTGCAGAGCACACTGTAAATGCTGGAAACTCTAAATCAATATCTGATGGATCTATTATTTTAGAAGAAAATGATAAACTACAATTACAAGCAGCAACTGCTGATATATTTAAAGGCACTTGTGCTATATTAGAAATTAACAGAGAGGATATATAATGTCATTTATAGAAACAGAAGCATCAATTAGATATGAAGTAATTGATGGTAAAAAAATACCAATAATCACTCCTCAAACTAAAGTAACATTAACTAATATGATAACAAAAAAAGAATATAACTCTGATGCAGAAGCATTAGCAGATGTACAAGACCCTAATAGCGATACTAAACCAGAACATGTACGTAGAGACGTAGATATAACTGTGGAAAGTATACCTTTAGGTGCTGGCGTTAATATATTCTAGATTGACTATTAACAAAAAAACAAGTAAAATGCACAATACTAGCATATATTCAAGGGTTGCTATCTTGCATTTCAACAATATAATATAAAGAGACTTATGTTTTCAGGATTACGTAAAAAAGTTAAAAAATTTATACCTAAAGAGGTACGACCTTTTGTACCTTATTTAGCGGCTATGATACCGGGTGCTGGGTTAGGGTTAGGTGCTTTTGCTCAAAGTAATCCTGCAATGTATAAAGCTTTAATGGCAGGTGGAACAAAATTTTTAAGTGATGATGAAGCAAGTTTAAAAGATGTTGCAATAACTTCAGCACTATCCGCAGCTCCTCAAATGTTAGGAGATTTTGCAGGACCAACAGGACCTGATCCAGATACATTTAAAGGTATGCTTCAAGGAGGTGCGAGAACACTTGCTGAAAAAGGACCTTTAACAACACTAGCAGCTCAAACCGGAATAGACACAGGAATTAAACAAGCAGAAATTGCTAAAGAAGAATTAGATGAATACAATAGAATGTTAAAAGAACAAGGTATTGGAGATAGAAAAGCCAGAAGAGGTGCTATCTATGATATATTTATGAATGCAGGATATGATGCTGACTATGTAAATGAAATGCTAGACGGCTACGGTTATGCCGATGGTGGGAGAATAGGTTTATATGGTGGTGGATCAAGTAATGTAGAACCAGATTTTATTTCAATGAGAGAAGTAGTAGAAAATGTTAATGAGGATCAAATGAAAGAAGGCATTATGCAGATGGCTTATGAGCCTGGGGTTCCAACAACAGGAGATTTATATGATATGAAAAATCCTGATTATAAAGGAATTAATCCATCAATTGTTAAAGAATTTATAGAAGAAGGAATTCCATTAGGTTATAATTCTCCAGAAGAATATTACGAAGATTTTTATGGTATTATGGGAATGGAAAAAGGTGGGAGAGCAGGATATAGATATGGTAAAAGTGTACAAAGGACTAAAAGAAAACAAAAAGCACCACCAAGTGCAGGTATTACAGCTATTAATATAAAAGCAGAAACAGGTGATGATGAAGAAGCAATGACTATGGCAGATTTTATAGAAGCAATGAAAGGTGATGATGGTTTTGATCCAGAAAATTTAACTACTATGAAAGAAGGATTAGAAATGTTTTATGGTACACCAATGTCGGGTAATGCAAAACCTGTTCCAATGATGAGATTTAAAAAAGGTGGTAAGGTTAAGTCCAAAGGTGGTGGAATGGATGCAAGTAGTTCAGATTTCGAAGAGTATATAACAATCATGGGTGAAGACGGTCCGATAAGAATTAAGAAATCAGACTATGAAGCAATGCCTGGAATGTTTGTAGATACAACTACAAGTCTTTATGGAGATTCATCTAAAGGAAGACCTGTTCCAGATTTTAAAGCTAAAGGTGGTTTAATGGGATTAAAAATGGGTGGAAGACCAATGGAAATGGATTATAGACAAGGAGGGTTTATTCCTGTAGGATCAAAAGAAAGAGCAGATGATGTACCCGCAAGATTATCTAAAAATGAATTCGTAATGACTGCCGATGCTGTAAGAGCTGCTGGTGGTGGAAGTGTGAATAAAGGAGCGAAGAGAATGTATAACTTAATGAATAATTTGGAGGCAAAAGTATAATGGGAATAATGAAAAAAATAAGAAGTAAGGTTGATAATGTAAGAAAAAAATACATTCCTACTTTTGGAGAACAATTTGAAAAAAGTAAAGGTGAAGGTAAAAAAACTTTTACATCAACTAGAGATAAATCTAAAAAAGGAAAATTAGAATATTCTACAGAAACAAAAGCTGAAAGATCTAAAGCTCAAAAAAAAATGTCTAACAGAGAAAGAGCTAGAGTTGGAGATAAAAGTAAACAGTTATCTGAAAAAGGTGCTGCTTTTAAATTAGCTAAAAAATCTGGTAAAGATACTTTTACACATAAAGGTAAAAAATATTCTACTCTTTTAAAAGGAGAGAAAAAGAAAAAACCTTTAATTACAGGTAAAGGGTTGGACATGAAAATTAATATTTCTAAACCAGAACTATCTGGATCTACTTCTAAAAAAATTAAAAAAGTTGTTAGAGGTGATGACTTCAGAGATGTATCTGCTCGTAAAGGGGGCTTAATTAGAGGTTTACCTAAACTAGCTAAAAAAGGATATTAATGGCCGAAACAATAACAAGACAGTATAGGGAACCTTTTGTAGAAACCGCTGGCCTTGGTGTAACAACCGAAGGTTTACGTTTACTTAACCAAGGAATTCCTACATCCACGTACACCGGTTCGCAATTTATACAAGGTCAATCAGGATTAGAGCAACAAGCAGCAACTGCAGCTCAAGGTTTAAATGCGTTAACAGGTACAGGAGCGGGAACTGGGGCTGGTTCAATTCAGTCTTATATGTCTCCCTATCAACAACAAGTTATTGATACTTCTCTTGCATCAATGCAAAGAGAACAACAAAAAGGTTTAGGTTCTTTAAGAGATTCAGCAGTTGGTGTTGGAGCTTTTGGTGGTGGTAGAGAAGCGGCGATGATGGGTGAATACCAAGCAACAGCCGATATGGCAAGAGCAATGCAAGAAGCACAGTTAAGACAAGGTGGATTCCAACAAGCACAACAAGCAAGATCCGCGGATTTACAAGCACAACAAGGACTTGGTACTTACCAAACTCAATTAGGTGGTCAACAAAGACAAATACAACAAGCAGGTTTATCTGCTCAACAAGAATCAGCTAGAGAAGCGGCGTTCGCAGATTACACTAGACTAGGATTAGTTGGACCACAACTAGCTTCAGTTATTGGTGGTTTCCCTGCAGCAACTCAATCTCAATCAACTCCTCCTCCTAGTGCTTCACAGCAATTACTTGGACTAGGAATTGGTGCAGCTGGCTTAATGGGTGCAATGAGATAATGAGTAAAATATTAAGAAGACCAATGTTCAGAGGTGGTCCTGTATCTAGTTATGGAATGGGTATTGCATCAGGACTAGGTTATAATGAAGGTGGTAGAGTTGGTTATAAAGATGCCGGTTCAGTTAGTGGGGATATTTCAAAAGAAGAAATTATTGATCAAGTAATGAAAGAATTTCCTAATGAAACTATAGAGATTCAAATGAAAATAGTCAATGAAAGAATGGGTAATGTTGATAACCGTTCTGGTTTATCAAAATTTCTTGGGGCACCCCCTCCAAACGAAACAAGAGAAGATGCTGAAAAACGTTTATATAATTATGACAATTTAGTAAGTTCTGTTGATACTATGGGACAAGAATTAGTAGGATTAACTAATGATTTTGCAGGTAACTTTATTCTTAACCCTTTACTTAAAGCAGGTTCTTTTATTACAGGGATTGGTGATACTTCTGATATAACACCTTATAATACAAAAAGAAGTATTATAGATAGGGCTTCTAACACTGTTAGAGATGAAAAAGGTAATATTATTTCTACTAATGTAAATGAAGATATTAGTACAAAAAAAATAATATCGGATAAAATAGAAGAATCAGAAAAAGGTAGTGGAACAGGTACAGGTAATGGTGCAGGATTAAGTTTAGAAACACCTAAATCCGATAAAGAAATTATTCAAGAATATATGGATATGTTTAAAGAAAATTTAGGTGGTAATAAAGAAGAATTAAAAAGAGCAAAATATTTAGAACTTGCAAAATTTGGTGCAAACTTATTAGCACAACCGGGTGGTCAAAGTATAGGTGAATCAATTGGTAAAGCGGGGGCACCTGCTCTCGAAGGTATATCTGCATTACAAGCAACAGAAAGAGCTGGAGATAGACAAGCAAAAGCTTTGGGCTTCCAAGCAGCCCTTAGAGAATTAGAACCAGGTCAAATTGAAAAAAATATAAAAGAATTATCAAAATACATGTCTCAAGATGAAGCTATTAAAGTAGCAACAAGAACAGGAGAAGCTACTAACAATCTTACAAAACAAAAAATAATTGATGGGTACGCTTTGGATATACAAAACAGTCCAGGAGCACCTGATTCCCCTGTAATAATTAAAGGTTTAGCAGAAACTATAGTAAATGCAGGAAAAAATTTATCAGATTTTGCACCACTTACTGAAAAAACTATTATAGAAGAAGATAGATTATACTATGATAAACAAGGAAAAATATACAAGGGAAAAGACGACGGAACTTACATTGAAGTAAAAATTTCCACAGAAAATGAATAAGGTAAACTATGGCTTTAAAAGAAATAGGTAAACCATTAACTCTTAAAACTGTCATAGAAGAAAAAAAAGAAGAAGAAGTAGGTTTTTTTGAATCTGCATTAGCAGGTGTTGCAACAGGTCTTTGGAATATTCCAAAAGGTTTTGTATCTTTAGGTGCAGAACTTTTCGATTTAATTGGTGATACAGATACAGCTAAAGGTGTTGAGAAATGGTTCGATGATGTCAATCCTTTTGACGACGAGGCTGAAGCGAGAACCATTGGAAGAATTACACAAGCACTTACACAAATAGGTATACCGGCTGTTCAAGGTTATAAAATAGGTTCAGCTTTAGCCACTAGAGCATTACAAGCCAAACAAGCCAATAAGTATTTAAGCATGAGTAAAATAGGCTCTAAAATTATGACCCCTACTGCAGGAGGTGTTGTAGGTGGTGGTGTTGGAGAAGCATTAGTAGCAGATGAGGATATTGGAACTTTTGCTGATATGGCAAGAGGTACATCATTAGAACCTTATGCATTAACAATGATGGATACTGAAGAAAAAGAAAGTGGTAGGCAAGATGCATATAGAAAATTAAAAAACAGATTAAAGTTTGGTACCGAAGGTGCATTATTTAATTTAGGAATTATTGGTGCGGCAAAAGGTGTTAAAGCATTAAGAGGTTCTGGAGATAAAGTATTAGATGAGTATTCATCTAACGCTATAAAAAGAGATTTTGAAACGTTTGGTGAATTTGGTTTAACTGCTAAAGGAACGGGACCTGCTAGTACATTTGAAGCTTCAGAATATTTTGGAGGTATGAAAAAAGCAGCTGCAATGCAGGCTAATCAAATTACTAAAAAAATTGACACTTCTCTTAAAAATTTAGGAGATGAATTTTATAATCAATATCTTAATACAAGAAAAGGAGTTAAAGAAACTAGAACAGGACAAGAGATATTTAAAAATGATTTACAAGAAGTAGTAAGTCCAACAAGTACTAATTCCGAAAGACTATTAAAACCAGAAGCTAAAAAAAGAGCAACCAAAGAATTACAAGCCGTTAAAGAATTTAAAAAACTTGAAGAAGAATTGGTTGATTTAGGAAGAGGAATAGATAATGGTAAAGAAATAACCGAAGAAACTATAAGTAAAAGATTATTATTAAATAATGAAAAACTTACAAAACTAAAAAATAAATTTCCAGAGATAAAAGACTTTGAAGAATTATCTAAACGTATAACAGATAAAGGTGCATTTACTGTAGATGATTATGTAAAAGCAGGTGAAGAAACTTCTATTTTTAAAAATATGTTAGACAAAGTACAAAAAGTTGGTGGAGATTCTAATAAATTAAGAAGCGCATTGGTAGAAGCTAGACTTTCTATTGATAATATGTCAAGTCGTTTATACTTACAAAACTTAGATGATGTTACTGCTAAAGGAATTTCAGATAATTTTGGTAGATATACAAATACTTTATATCAAAAATATGAACAAAAAGGATTATTTGGATTTGGTACATATAAACCTACCGAAGAAATTATTGACAGAAGTAAAGATAAATATATTCAATTTAGAATAGAAGAATTACAAAGAGCAGGAAGACCAATTGATGCAGACACTTTAGCAAAAGAAGCAGATGATGAAGTAAGAAATTTTGCAAAGAAAATAGCAAATGATGAAGTAACTCCATATGACATGAATAATTCAAATGTAGCAAAAGAAGAATTAAGAAATGTTAGAATGGATGATTCTATTTTAAAAACAAAAAAATTAAATGCTTGGCAAGAAGAATTATTTGGTGTGATCAAAGATCCATCTTATAGTTTTTTTGCAACGGTTGGAAAACAAGCAAACTTAAATTATACATTAGATTTCTTAAATACGGTTGCTAAACAAGGATCTGGTCCCAATGGATTTGTAAGATCTGCAGATGAATTACAAGATCAAATACTAAAAAGTAAATATGGTTTTGGAATGGAAGCTGCTCGTGCAGAAAGAGGTAGATTAATAGAATTAGGAGATAAAGGTATTAAAGATTTAGTAATACTAGATGAGCAATTAGCAAAATCTAGTAGTGAAGCTATGTCTGAATTATCTAATCCAAACAAATGGAAAAAATATGTTAATGATACTCAAATTCCAAATGCGTTAGATGGTACATACCTTAAAGCACCCACTTATGATCAAGTTTTTCAAGTTACAAGTGATTGGTTAAATAAAAGTAGAGTAGGTACTTTTTATAAATACGCAGTTCTTGCTCCAAAAGCGGGTTCTCAAATTGCAAAAACAATTCTATCTCCATTAACTCATGTAAGAAACCTCATCAGTGCGGGTTCTTTTGTGGCTGCAAATGGTGCTGCTTTCCCTAACTACGGAGATATTAAAATGTTATTACCTAAATCATTGGGTGGTAAAGGAGTAATGAAACAAGCTTATGACCTAACAGGTAAAAGAATATTTGGAACTATGGGACAGGCGGATGTTGAATTAGCTGAAAGATTATTAAAAGTTGGTGTAACAGATTCAAATTTACAAATTGGAGAAACTCAAAGACTATTGAGAGATGTATTAAAAGATCCTGCGGCAGTTGAAAAAGGTTTATATAATAAATTACCAGGTGCATTAGCTGGTAAAAGTAAAAAAGGTTTATTGAAAGCTTATGCTAAAATGCAAGATGCATATGTAGCTGAAGATGACTTTTGGAAAATTATTAATTGGAGTTTAGAAAGAAATAGATATGATGGATTAACTAAAAATTTAGGTATTAATAGTAATAATATTTTAAAAATTTTAGATGGAGATCCCGAAACCATAAAATCACTAGGTACTAATGGTCAAGCTATTGCTGATTACTTTATAAAAAAATCTCCTAGAATAGATTATATAAAAAGTGGTGCTAATCAAGAACAAGTATTAAGTAATTTTTTAGATGAAGTTGCAGGTAATTTAACGAGAAACCAAGTGCCTAACTATGCTTATATTGGTAGAACAGGTAGAGCATTGAGACAAACTCCTTTTGGAAACTTTATTGCTTTCCCATTAGAGATTATGAGAACAGGTCATAATATTTTTCAACAATCTATTGATGAGATTACAAGTGGAATTCCAGAACTTGTAGGTTTAGGATATAAAAGATTATTTAGTTTTGGTGCAACTGTTGGAGCTGTTCCTTATGGAATGGTTGAAATGTTTAAAGCTAAAAATGATGTAACTGATGAAGAATTAAATGCATTAAGAAAATTTGTACCTGAATGGTCAAAAAATTCTACATTAGTTCCAACAGGTAGAGATAAAGATGGTAATTTAAAATATATAGATTTTAGTTATATGAATGCTTATGATACATTAATCAGACCATTTAATGCAATTGTAACTCAATTGGGAGAAGGTATTCAAGATAAAGAAACTTTAATGCAATCATTGGGTCAAGGTATGTTGGAAAGTTCTCAAGAATTATTAAAACCTTACACAACAGAATCTATTTTTACAGAAGCTTTAGTTGATTCAACATTTAGAAAAGGTTATGGTAGGGGAGGAAGAAGAGTGTGGAGTGAGGAAGATGAGACTATGGTTAAGATTGGAAAAGGAATGTTACATGTTGGTAAATCTTTATCACCTGGTTCTATTTCTCAATTAAAAAGATTAAGTGATTCTGCTACAGGAAAAACAGATAAGTATGGCCAACAATATAATCTTTCAGATGAGATTGGAAGTCTATGGGGTGGTCGACAAATACAAAGTAATCCTATAAGATCTTTAACTTATATGACTACTAAATTTGCAAGCGATTTAAAAAAAGATGGTGCTTTGTTTATTGGTCCTTTATTAAAAGGAGGGAGAGTTTCTCCTCAAGATATTATGGGAAGATATAAATATGCAGAATCTAGAAAATTTCATACCTTAAAAGAAATGTATGCAAATATTAAAGCTGCAAGAATATTAGGAATTCCAGAATATAAAATAAAAAATAAAGTTAGTAGGAGAGGAATTGATAAAGATACTTTAAATGATCTATTCCAAGGAGTATTTACACCAGAAAGACCTGGTAAATTTTTTGTCAGTAAAATAAATGAGATTACTAGAGACTTAAATGAAAAAGAAGGTGTTGATATACCCAATCCTTATTTTAAAGCATTACCAAGTATCAATGAATTGATTAATAATAATAGAAGAATTAGTTTAGAAGATGGAGATTTATCTTTTTATAGGGATAGAGATGTTGAGATTGAAACTGAATCTGTATCCTCTATTCAACCATTACAACTACCACCATCTAATGCAGCAGCTCAAGGATTAACTCCAAAACTTTCACCTGTTAATTCTAATTTAAGAAATACAAATACATTAACAAGAGGAAAAGACCTCTTTCAAAACGACATAACCTTTAATAGTTAACAATGGCTATAGAACCCAAAAACACAAGAGAACATATAATATCAATGTACGGACATATGTCAGGAATTAAAAAAGAAATTTTAAAAACCAAGCAAGATTTAAAACACCTTCACGAAGACGTTGAGAAATTGGGCGGTAAAATAGACAAGATCTATTGGGTTCTCTTAGCAGCAGCGGGAACTGCTATACTCTTTGGGGCAGATAAACTTATAAGTTAATGAAACTCATTTTAATAATTGTACTATCAAGTACTTTATATGAATTTAAACCCATTCCTGTTCCACCAGGAATGTCTTGTTCTCAACTCTACGATAAGATAGTATACTACGTTAAGAATCCAAATTATTCTCAAGGCAATGGACAGATTTGGATACAAGCATTTCATAACAAGCAAGCTGTAGGAGGATATTACTGTGAATCTAAGTAGAAATTTTACACTTCAAGAATTAATTAAATCAGACACCGCTGTTCGTAAGGGAATTGATAACAATCCTAATTCAGATCAGATAGCAAAATTAAAATTAATTTGTGATAATATTTTACAACCTGTCAGAGATCACTTCGGTCCAGTAGTAGTCACCAGCTGTTATAGATCTCCAGAGTTGTCAGTTGCAATAGGTAGTTCAATTAATAGTCAGCATTGTGATGCGGAAGCTGTGGATTTTGAATGTCCAAGTGTGGACAATGCGGAACTTTGTGATTGGGTATATAAGAACCTTGATTTTGATCAAATGATTCTTGAGTTCTACAAAAAAGGTGAGCCATCAAGTGGATGGTGCCATTGTAGTTATGTTATAGAAAAACCCAGAAAACAGTTTTTATGGGCTTATAAAGAAGAGGGCAAAACTAAATACAAACCTATTCTTGGCAAAGCTACTGATTTAGTGTAGATAGTTTTAATGCAAAATAATTTATTAGTGCATAAGCATCTAATTATTAGAGCTGAAGCTTTACGTGCTCCGACAGATGAAGAACAATTAAAAGATTGGTTCGAAGAATTTATTCGTTCTATCGATATGAAATTATTCATGGGTCCTTATGTTAAGTATTGTGATATGCCAGGTAACCGAGGTATTACAGCCGTTGCAATTATTGAAACATCACACATTGCTATGCATATTTGGGATGAAGTTAATCCCGCACTAATGCAATTTGATGTTTATAGTTGTGGTGAATTAAATGTAGAAGATATTTGTAATAAAATAAAAGAAGATTTTGACATAACTAAAATAGAATACAAGTTCCTTAACCGCGAAACTGGATTACAAGATATTTAATTGTAGCAGTGATTGATTTGCTTACGGCCACTAAACAAAAAAAACTCCGAACCAATCTAGGTACAAAGGAGTACCAGAGACCTGCTACTATCCCAATTTTTTAAATCCAATCTTTTAGTTCTTCTCCTAAAATTTCACTAGCGATATTTATTTTATCTCTTAACGCTTTTCTAATTTTTTCATCTATGGTTTTTGGTGCTATAAGATCAACATATGTTACCGATTTTTTCTGACCAATTCTATGTGCTCTATCCTCTGATTGTAATCGTTTCTCTAGATCATAACCATTAGAATAGTAAATTACATTATTAGCTGCAGTTAACGTAATACCATATCCACCGGTCTGTGGATTACCAACAAAGAATCGTGCGTCGGAATCGGGATCTTGAAAACGATCAATTGTTTTTTGTCTTTCATCTGAAGAGATCGCACCGTAGTATTGAACTACAGATTCCAAACCATATTTTTTTTTAATAGCAGAAACAATATGTTCAATATCATAAATATAATTAGCCCAAATAATTACTTTACCTTCTACTTCATCAAGAACATTTAACAATTCATCTAGTCTATTATTTTTAATCTCTGTTATTGTACCGTCATCATTCTTTAAATGACCACAAGTGATTTGATGTAGTCGCATCATTTGAGTTAGTACATGTGGAGCTGTAGCCATTTTACCTTTTAGTAAAGCGAGAGCAGCGGATTTCATAGTAGAGTAAGCTTGTTTTTGTTCTTCAGTTAATTCTACTTCTCTTTCAATATAAACTTTTTCTGGTAGATCTAAACAATCTTCTTTAAGAACTCTATAAGAAAAGGCTTTTAATATCTCTGACAGTTCGTCTAATCTTTTATAACCTCCAATAATTTGAACCCTACGTCCACCAAAGTTTCTATCTAACATAGTCGCATATCTATTTCTAAAGGTATAAAAGGAAGAAAACCCTAATAAATGCTCACTTAAAAAAGCACATTGGGTATATAAATCTAATGGTGATTTTGTTACAGGAGAACCTGTAAGTATTCTTCTGTAGTTTGCTTGTTTACCAAGCATTAAAATAGATTTAGTACGTTTAGCTGTGGGAGTTTTTATAGTGGTAGATTCATCTATAGCCATTAAAGTTCTATGGGTTCTTAAAAATTTACCCGCAAACTCCAAACCTTTTTTAGTACTGAATGCCTCAACATTCATGACTAGGATGTGTAGATCATGTCCTGTTTCAAATAATGATTGATACTCTTTATCCTTTGCTTTGGATGTTGAAGCAGTCCATAATACCATTGTAGGTTGTATATGACTAACTAAATGTGTTGGAATTTCACTAGAAAACCAGTTTCTATAAACTCCTTTTGGTGCTATAATTAATGCGCCATTTATTTTACCTTTATCATAAAGCATGGCAATATTGTCTACTAATACTTTAGACTTACCTGTACCCATTTCCATAAAATAAGCATACTCATCCTTATCCCATGATTTTTCTAATGCAGTAATTTGATGTGCATAAGGTTTTGTTTTAAATTTATAATTCATAATTATTTTCTTCTTTCTAGTTGACAATTATATAAATACTATTATATGTTCTGTCAAGAGCATAATAGAATTAAAATAGAAAGTTAAAAAATGAAAAATAAAATATTTGAATTATATAAACCAAAATCTTTAGCAGATTTTTTATTATTTAAAAAAGAAAATCCTAAAGAAAATTTCGTTTATGTATTACAACATCCACCCGCTAATATAAATATATTAGGTGCATCTGATTTTGGTTACTTAGTAATTTGTTTACCAAACTTTGGTCCAGATTCTCAAATTATATTTAGCTCTAGTCCTTTTGTTTTTAAAATGCAAAAAAACTTAAGAGATTTTAGAGAACAAGATTACGTACTATTGACAGGAGATCCAGCAGTAATAGGAATTTCATGTGCTATAGTAAGTGATAATACAAATGGAAAATTTAACCTCTTGAAATGGGATCGAAGAGAGGCTAAGTACTACCCAATTAATTTCGATCTATATCAGAAAGGATAAACTATGAGTAATGAAGTAACAAACATGATGCTAAATGATTCAAAAGATCTTTTAGACAATGTAGAGATATCTACAATCGCAGCTGAATGTCATAAATTAAAAATGATAGAAGACCAAGTAGCTTCAGCTGAAGAACACTTAAAACAATTAAAAGAAAAAGCAGATAATATTGGTTCAATAGTAATACCAGAATTATTAGCCGAGCAGGGTTTAAGTGAAATTAAACTAGACGATGGTTCGTCTGTTAAAGTTAAAAAAGAATTTAGGTGCACTCTTCCAAAAGATGAAGCTAAAAGAGTTGCAGCCTATCAATGGCTTCGGGACAACAAGTTAGAGGATATTATTAAAAACAATATCTTTGTAACTTTTGGTCGTGGAGAAGATGACAAGGCGGAGCAGTTGCTTAACCTTGCGGCAGAAAATGGATTTCAACCAGAACAGAAATCTGATGTGGCTTGGGCTACATTAACTGCCCTATTCAAAGAGCGTGTCGGGGCTGGTCTCGACATGCCCTCTGATGTCTTTAATACATGGATTAAAGATAAAACTAAAATAACCAGAAAATAATGGAGAATGTGTAATGAGTAATGAAGTAACTAAAAAAGACACAGGTTCAGTTTCACTATTTGGTGATGACCTGCAAAAAGGTTTTGAGAACATGACGCAAGAAGATATGGCGTTACCGTTTATCAGAATCTTAGGACAACTATCACCACAGGTAACTGAAGGTGATGCGAAGTATGTAGACGGTGCTAAACCAGGCAATATCTACAATACTGTTACCAGCGAATTGTTCGATGGTAAAAAAGGTATCAAGATTATTCCTTGTTACTACAAAAAGGATTATCCAGAATGGTCGGATAGAGGAGATGGACCCGGTGCTCCGGTTGCTATCCACCTACCGAATAGTCCGGTAATCCAAACAGGTAAGAGAGATGGATCTAAAATTAGATTACCTAACGGTAACTATTTAGAAGAGACAGCTTCTTATTATGTTTTGGTTGAAACTAAAACAGGTGGATTTACACCTGCGTTGATCACTATGAAATCAACACAACTTAACGTTAGTAAAAAATGGAATTCTATGATGAAAACCATACAAATAGCTGACGGTAAGGGTGGATTTGCAATACCACCAATGCATGGGGTTGTGTACAATCTCCAATCTGTACTACAAAAGAACGATAAAGGTTCTTGGTATGGTTGGTCTGTTACACAAGACAGAATCATGGGACAAGAAGATAAGTCTTTATACCTAATGGCTAAAGACTTTAACGGAAATGTCTCTAAAGGGAACGTGCAAACAAAAGCAGATGTGGAAGAGAAGGCTAAAGATAGTACGCCGTACTAAATTTAACTTAAAGGGGATCGTAAGATCCCCTTTACAAAGAAAGAAAAAAGGAATATATGGAAAAGTTCAAACAAATTTTTAGTGGATTAACGATAGCATATGGACAATACCAACCTGGAGAACGTGGAGAAAATGGAAAGCAAAAAGGAAAAGCTTTTATTGTTCGTAAACCCGTTACCGACGAACTCTGGACAAATCACCTTGGGGGAGAAGGACCTGCCCTTGGGATTATCCCTATCACAGAAAACAATGATTGTAGGTGGGGGTGCATTGATATTGACGAATACGATCTTGATCACATTAGCCTCATTAAAAGTGTTAGGAATCTTAAACTCCCTTTAATAGTCTGCCGATCTAAATCTGGTGGAGCACACGTCTTTTTATTTACCAAAGAAAATATTTCTGCAGCTCTTATGCAGAATACTCTTAAAAAATTTGCAGTAGTTTTAGGATATGAAGGTTCAGAAATCTTCCCTAAACAAACAGAGATATTAGTGGAACGTGGTGACACTGGTAATTTCTTAAACTTACCTTACCACAATAACATGAAAGGACTACGATATGCTATCAACGATAATGGCACCGGTTGTGCACTTGAGGAATTTTATCAGCTCTATGATGTTTACTCAAAAACCAAAAAAGAAATTGAAGAAATTAAGATTGAAGAAAAAAAAATAGAAGAAGCTTTTCCGTATGGACCTCCTTGCTTAAACAAATTGGCATCAATAGGTTTTGGTGAGGGGTCTAGAAATAATGCATTATTTAATGTAGCAGTTTATTACAAACAATCTAATCCAGATAGTTGGGAAGATGAAATTGTAAAAGCTAATATGAAATACATGGAGCCACCACTAAGTAATAGTGAGGTTCAACAGTTAATTAAATCAATAAATAGAAAAGGTTATGACAAGTATAGATGTAAGGATGCACCTATAAACTCTGTATGTCAATCTGGTTTATGTAGAACAAAAAGATTTGGAGTAGGGTTTGGAGAAGAAGAAATGCCAGCTCTAGGTAACTTAACAAAGTATACCTCTAATCCACCACAATGGTTTTTAGATGTTGATAAAACTAGAATAGAATTAAAATCAGAACAACTTTATAGTCCACCTTTATTTGCATTAGCATGTTTAGATCAAGCTAACTTAATAGTGCCTGTTCCAAAACCAAAAGATTGGAAAGAATTATTTTTAAGGCCAATGATGCAAAACCTACAACAGATTCAACCTTTAGAATCTCTAGACCCTATAAATGAAATGATAGGACTACTTCAAGATTGGACAACCAATAGACAATTAGCTAGAACAATGGATGATATATTTAACAAACTTCCATACACTGATGACAGTAGAGAGTTTACTTATTTTAGAATGGAAGACTTTTATAACTTTGCTAAGAAGAATCATTGGGAGATGGACAAAACTAAAACAGGTAATTTAATTAAAAGGTTAACTCAAGAACAAGGATACCATGATGATGTTTTTGTAGAAGAGATAAGAGTAAGTATTAAAAAACAACAACCAAGATTAATAAAAATTAAAACAATGAAAAAGATAGATGCAAGTTTATCTAAAGTTCCATATCAACAGGATGACTTTTAATGAATGATAAACAATTAGATTTTTTTAAAAAAGAACATTCTCATTTAGATATAGATAATAAAACTATAGATGTCGCAGATATTATTCCTAATCATAATGTAGTTTCTAAAAGATATTTTATTAAACCAACAGGAGGAAAACACCCTTTTTGGATGTTTGATGAAAGATTAAACACAGGTGATTTTCCTTATATCATAGATACTAATTGGAAAAATTGTAAAATTAAAACTCAACATGTAGTTATTAGAGATACTATTGAATATCCATATGTAATGTTACAAACAATTGATTCAAGAAAAAATTCTTTAAAAAGAAAAAACATAAGTATTTGTATTCATAAATTAGTAGCCAGAGCCTTTTTAAATCCAGGAGAATTAGATCCTTATGATTATGACATAACAGTTGTTGATCATATTGATGGTAAGCCTTGGAACTATCGATTGCAAAATTTAAGATTTGTAACTCGTTCTGAAAATTCTAAAGGGTTAAGAGTAAGAACTAAAGAACAAATATTTAAAGTAGGTTTACTGAAAGAATTATTTTAATGGCATATGACTATGATGTTGGGGTAAATTGGCATTTAAGATTTAGATTAATAATAAAAGACCTTAAGGAAAAACTAGAGAAAACAGAAACAAAGTTAAGTATGACAGAAAGGAAACTAAAAAAATATGAAAACAATAATACTAGGACCACCGGGAACAGGCAAGACAACAACGTTGTTAAACTTGGTCGACGAGTTCATAAAACAGGGGATTAGACCTAAACAAATAGGTTACTTTTCCTTTACAAAGAAAGCAGCAACTGAAGCTGCCAATAGAGCAGCTGACAAGTTTAGTCTAGATGTGGATAATGATCTAGATAACTTCAGAACTTTACATTCTTATGCATTTAGAGCTTTAGGAATGACTAAAGAAAAGATGATGAAGTTTGAAGATTATAAGGAATTTGGACAGAAATGTGGCATACCTATTAAGACTGCGAAGTTTTCAAGTGATGATGGTACATTTAATTCAGATAATGAATACTTAACAATTATTAACACGGCAGCCGTTAAACGTATGGATCTATTAGAGTACTATGATTCAAGACAAAATATATTAGACATAGAGAGAAGCACATTATTTTTATTAGCAGAAGAGTTAGAACGATTTAAAAAAGAAAAAGGTTTAAAAGACTTTAATGATCTTTTAATTGATTTTATTGATCAAGATATTGCTCCTAGTTTTGAAGTATTATTTATAGATGAAGCACAAGATTTATCTTTAATACAATGGGAAATGGTTAGAAAACTTTGGAGTAGAGCAAAGAAAACTTATATTGCAGGGGATGATGATCAAGCAATCTTCAAATGGGCAGGAGCTGATGTAGATCATTTTATAGCTTTGAAAGAAGAAGTTAATGACATTAAAGTATTAGACCAATCATATAGAATACCAGGTGGACCTATCCATGAACTATCACAACATATAATAAACAAAGTACAAAATAGGTTTGATAAAAAATATAAACCTAGAGATGAAGAAGGTATTTTAAAAAGATATTCTGATGTTACTCAAGTTGACATGGGTCAAGGCAATTGGTTAGTATTATCTTCGGCAAACTATTTTCTAGATCCTGTAAAAGAATTATGTGAACTACAAGGTTGGTACTATCAATACAAAGGTAGGAACTCTATTCCTTTAAAACTATTGTTAGCTTTAAACAATTGGGAAAGTTGGCGTAAAGAAGAAATGTTAAATCATTTAGAAATTAAAAATATATATGAATATCTTGGAGCAAATGTTCTTGAAGGTTTTAGAAAAGGAAAAACATTGCATTCAGAAAGTAAGTACACACTAAAAGAATGCCAAGAAAAACATGGATTAATAACAGATAAAGTTTGGTTTGAATCTTTTGAAGGATTGGATACCATTACTGAAAACTACATTCGTAACATGAGGGCGAATGGAGAAGCTATAAATAAAAATCCTCGTATAACAATGTCAACCATACATGGAGCAAAGGGAGGAGAAGCTGATAAAGTTTTATTGATGCAAGATCTAACAGGCGCTGCACTTGAAACCTTAAGTAATGATCCAGATGAATTACATCGATTATTTTACACAGGTGCAACAAGAGCGAAGCGTGAATTACATATTGTAGATCCAAAAGACTTTGATCGTGCTTATATATTATGACCAATAAAGATATATTTAAAGGAACTAACTACGATTCACTAGATAAACAAGTGGGCGGGAAACATTACAAGAACATGAAAATACAACCTGCAGAATTTATTAATGAAAATAATTTGCTTTTCGCAGAAGGCAACGCTATAAAATATATCTGTAGACATCAATACAAGGGAAAGGAAGAGGACGTGAAGAAAGCTATACACTATTTAGAAATGATATTAGAAAGGGACTACTCATGAGAAGAACCCAAATGCCATTGTTTGCACCTGAAACTGAATGGGTTGCACCAGACGAACTAAAAGATTTATCTGGATGTAAAGAAGTTGCTATTGATTTAGAAACTTATGATCCACATTTAATGACCCAAGGGTCAGGTAGTGTTGTTGGAAAAGGCCACATTGCTGGCGTTGCAGTAGCCATAGAAGGCTGGTCTGGTTATTATCCAATTGGACACGAAGGTGGTGGAAATATGGACAGAAAACTTGTTTTACAGTGGGTTCAAGATCTAGTTAATCAAGAGAAAACTACCTTTATATTTCACAATGCAATGTATGATGTTTGTTGGTTAAGATCTGCTGGTATAAAAATCAGAGGTAAGATAGTTGATACTATGATTGCAGCTTCATTAATTGATGAGAATAGAATGTCTTATGCATTAAATACTTTAGCAAAACATTATGTAGGCCTTGGTAAAGATGAAAAAGTTTTACAAGAAGCAGCTAAAAGTTATGATCTTAATCCTAAAGCAGATATGTGGAAACTTCCTGCGATGTATGTAGGTGAGTACGCTGAACGTGATGCTGAAGCTACATTAAAGTTATGGCAAAGATTAAGTATAGAACTTGTAAATCAAGAACTTATGGATGTATTTAATCTTGAGACTAAATTATTTCCTTGTTTGGTTGACATGAGATTCAAAGGTGTAAGAGTTGATCTTGAACATGCAGCTAAATTAAAGAAAAATTTAATTGTAAGAGAGAAAAAAATACTTAGTAAAATCAAAGAGTTAACAGGTATTGATGTAGAAATACATGCAGCAAGATCTATCGCTAAAGCATTTGATAAATTAAAACTACCTTATGATAGAACTGAAAAAAGTAATGAGCCTAGTTTTACTAAAAACTTTTTACAAAATCATCCTCATGAGTTAGCAAGATCAATTGCAGATGCAAGAGAGATTAATAAAGCGCATACAACTTTTATAGATTCTATTACAAAGCATGCACATAAGGGTAGGATCCATGCAGACATAAATCAAATACGATCAGATCAAGGTGGAACCGTCACTGGTAGATTCTCTATGAGTAATCCAAACTTACAGCAGATTCCAGCGAGGCACCCGGAGATCGGACCGATGATTAGATCTATATTTATTCCAGAAGAAAAAACTAAATGGGGAACGTTTGACTACTCACAACAAGAACCTAGAATTTTAGTACACTATGCAAAGTTACAAAACTTAGATGGTGTTGATGAAATTGTAGATGCATACAATACAGGTGATGCAGATTTCCACCAAGTCGTAGCAGACATGGCAGGGATCGAACGTAAGCAAGCTAAAACAATTAACCTTGGGTTAATGTATGGAATGGGAAAAAATAAATTAATGTCAGAACTTGGTTTACAAAAAGAATCAGCTGAAAAATTGATTAGACAATACCATACCAAAGCACCGTTTGTTAAACAATTGATGGACAATGTATCTCGTAAAGCAAATGATCGTGGTAAAATTAGAACTTTAGGAGGTAGGGCGTGTCATTTTGATCTATGGCAACCTACACAGTTTGGTGTATTTAAACCACTACCACTTGAAATGGCTAGGAAAGAATATGATGAGCCATTAAAACGTGCGTTTACGTACAAAGCTTTAAATAAATTAATACAAGGATCGGCAGCAGATATGACAAAGAAAAGTATGGTAGCACTCTATGAAAATGGTATTGTACCTCACATTCAAATTCACGATGAGGTTGATATTTCTGTAGAATCTGATAAGAAGGCTGAAGAAATTATTTCTATAATGGAATCAGCAGTTGAACTACAAGTTCCTAACAAAGTTGATTATGAAAAAGGAGATAATTGGGGGGAGATTAAATAATGGCTTATTTAAATGCAGATATACCACCCGTTTATTGTAAAGTAAGGAAGGAATATTTATATGACTTTAAATCACATCAAGGAGAAAGTGAAGAGTGTGTTATCTTTGGTCTCACAAGTATGTCAGGAGCTGCCACATTATTTCACATTATGTTACCGAATGGCGCAATCTTTTTTCGATTGCCTATCTCTGCGTTTTTCCAAAAATCGCATGACAGATCCAAGGTGCCCGATATGCAAGTCGACGAGTTACAATTGTGGAACAGTTTTAGTTATTATCCTAGTGTTCATAGCTTTGGTTATCTAACCTCTCAACGTGGAAAATATTTTGGTAAAGATAAAAATTTTTATTATGGAGAATATCTATTTACAATTGATTGGGCTCATCCAGAAAGTAATATTTTGGATACAGAACATAGTGAAATCCCTGATCAACACAAGTGTGGCCATGTATTGGCTCTTGATAACGGTAATTATGCAATTCAGCCTAATAATCGTATTCTGTGGAACATTTCTAACTTTACATTTAATAGCGATATTCCAGACTATAATGTTCAAACTACAGAGTGGAACGTTGAAAACAAAAATTGGATTACAGAAGATAGCGACAAAATGTTTTACGAAATAAATAAAAAATAAACCTTTTATCTTCACCTTATTCTTGATAAAATACTCGTTCTAATAGAAACGGGAATCGGGGATATGGCTCAAGAAAAAGATTTAAATAGATGTAAGACATGTAATTGTCCTTGTCATTGCAGCAAAGAAGAACATTCAGACATGTATGGGCCATGCTCATGCAGTGAGTGTATATGCGACTTTCCTACTAACAGTGGTGAGGAATGTTTGTCATGTCAATAGCAGAACTATTCAAAAAGAATTTTATATTAGTACCCGTAATAGCTTCTGTATTAGTTGGAACGTTCACTGGTGTTAGATATATTGTTAATCTAACAGACACAATCAACGACAATCAAACTCAAATAATAAATCTTCAAAGAGATTTAAAAGTTGCACAAGAAAAACTTACAGATCAAAACACAAGACTAACTTCTGCAGAATCTACTTGGCAGATGGCAGAGAATTTATATAGACAATTAGCTGATCAAGTTAGAGAACACAGCTACGATATAAAAGATTTAAATAGGTAATGTATGGAGGTTCTCAGGATGAATTACAAATTTACTACACTACTAATTATAATGTTTATATGTTTAACTTTGTTTGCAAAACCTGCATATCCAAAAAACGAGTATTTAACTAATGGAACCAACTCATGCAGAACTGGTGAAGTCGATGTCAGAATCGAAACAGAAAACAGAGACAATGACTACAGACACGATTCTAGTTCTAATAATTACGATAATGATAGCGATAACGATCGTCTTAGTGTGACTTACAGACACTA